TCGTGGTCTGTCATATCTTACTCCTTTTGGTGTCAAACCAATATTCAAATGTCATTCTTATTCCTTCTTGTAGACTGATGGTGGGGGACCATTCAAGCATAGACATGGCGAGCCGTATATCTGCCTGTGAATGTTGGATTTCATTGGGAAGTGGATTAACCCATACTTTTTTTGTCTGGCATTTCATGGTGTGGTTGAAGATTTCAATGAGATGTTTTACTGAGGTAGATTTCCCTGTACCTATGTTGAAACGGTGTCCCTGAAATCCTTGTGGGTGATGCATAGCTTTTATACAGGCTTCCACGACGTCTGAAACATAGATAAAGTCCCGGCTCTGTTCTCCGTTTCCGTTGATGGGGAAAGGTTTGTGTTGGAGGAAGGATTGGCACAGTTTGGGGACAACTCCTTGTACCTGTCGGGGCCCATATACGTTGAAGAATCGGAGGGATACCGTTTTCATTCCATAAAGACTGAATATCCTCAGGTAGTTTTCGCTGTTCAATTTGTAGACAGCATAAGGAGAAAGTGGAATGGGTATCATAGTTTCACTGATTGGTTTGTAGGAACTCTTATACACAGAGGCTGAGGAGGCAAAGATGAAATTGGGCACCCCGGCTTTGAGTGCTGCATCAAGGAGTACAAGTGTCATATGGTCACCATTGAGATGATAGAGGAGAGGAGAGGTAAGGGAATCTTGTGTGCTTGAGGTGGCGGCTAAGTGGAATACTACATCTATGTCTTGGGTTGCTATCTTTGCAATCTCTGTGTCATACAAATTTCCATAGATGAATTCTCCCTTGTCAAACTGTTCTACATTTACATTGTTGCGTTTCCCGGTGGAGAGGTTATCTACTACTGTAACTTTCTTGACACCCGGGTCCTTCATCAGCCTATCCACCAGATGGCTACCTATGAACCCGGCTCCCCCTGTCACCAGCACTCTCATTCCCTTTTTCATGTTGGCTTTCTCCTATTGAAAGTATACTAAGTATAACCCCGTCCAGAAGCGAGTAAGTGGATGGCCATGGCAATCCCGTCCTCCACCTGTCTTTTTTCCTTTGGGGTAATACAGTTGGAACAGATGTTGCCAAGACGGGTTTTGAGGCTACTGTCACCATGAATAGCTTTCTCAGCAGTGAGGATAGGCCGTCCACACCTCTTACAAGCTACTTGCATTAGTTTTATCATGACTTTTCCCTTTTTTCCTGTTCTGCCTTTTTCGGGATTGAGGCGAGGAATGTTTGTGTGTTCTTTGCTGGTGATAAATGCTTCTTTGGATGATATACCACTTTGCAGTATGGGCAACGCTTTCCTTTTACTTCACCTTCGTATTTTATCTCATTTCTCCCTTTTTCTTTGGGTGGGTCTTTTCCCATCTCTATAACTACTATAACTTATATATCGGCTAAAGCGAGTAAAAAATTAAGTTTTTCTTGAAATTCTTTTTCAGAGAGAAAATGGAAGAAATCTGGGAGGAAGTCAAAAATAATTTCCTCAAAAAGAAAGCGGGATGCCTTATAATAGTTAAACAAAACTTTAGTTTTGTTTAAGAGTAAAAAGTATTGAATACTAAAAAGTGAATACTAAGAAAGGATTGAACTGTGGAGAGACAGATGATGGTGGAAGCTCGTAGACAAAGGAAATATAATCTCCTGTCCCATCCACCCATGCCTAAGCTAAGGAAGCGTACAAGACCGTTCAGGAAGAAGAATGTGGTGTTGGCTGCCATAGCCAGAACAAGAGGATACTGGACGGAATTGGCAGAGGAATTTCCGTGTGGGATAAATACTATATACAGCCAGTTACACCAGCCTGGATGGGAGGATGTATTGGAGAGGTTCCGCCAACAGAAGGAAGTGGCTGTGGGAAGGATTAGGAAGCGGTTCTTTGACATAGCCGAATTCAGCGTGGATGCTAATGCCAGTAGATTGGCCGCACAGGAAATCCTACAGAAGCTGGACCCTGATTTCCAATCCAACAACAAAGTCACTATTGAGGGCGGTCCTAACCCAATCAAGGTTCAACATGTGGTGCTAAACATCCCGGCTGAGATACTCCAGTACCCGATAGAAACACGGATGGCTGTGTTGAAGTATATGGAGCAGAAGGAAAAAGAAATGGGCACCCCAAATGAATAAGGGAGCACAAGTTATTACTAAAGATGAATTAGAGCGTTCCATTTGTCGGGATAGCTTCTTTTGCTTCCTCAAACGGTTCTGGAGCATTGTTGTTCCAGAGGCTCCGGTGTGGAACTGGCACATCGAGTTTATCTGTAATGAAATGCAGAAGCTGGCTGAAAGGGTTTTCAAGGGCTTGCCTAAAGAGTATGACCTGTTGATAAACGTTCCTCCCGGCTCCACCAAGTCCACAATCTGTTCCATTATGTTTCCAGCTTGGGTATGGATACGGATGTCTACTATCAGAGTGATATGTAGTTCATACTCTTACCCACTTGCCTTGGAATTATCCCGCAGGTCCCGTGATGTGGTACAATCAGAAAAGTATATGAAGCTGTTTGGAGGTTTGGAACTGCGTGAAGACCAGAACACAAAAGGGTATTATGCCAATAAGGATGGGGGCTACAGATTTTCTACTTCCACGGGAGGTTCAGTGACAGGTTTCCACGGCCATTTCCTGATTGTGGACGACCCTTTGAACCCGGAAGAAGCTGTGAGTGAGACAGAGTTGAGAAAAGCTAATGATTGGATAGGCCGGACCCTGTCTACAAGAAAAGTTGACAAGGCTCTTACTCCTACAATATTGATAATGCAAAGGCTCCATGAAAATGACCCTTCAAATCTTATGATGGAAAGTGTGGGGAAACCGGGTGTAAAAATACGTCACATCAATCTTCCAGCTGAGATAAATGAAGATAATGAAAAGGAAGTGCGTCCACGGAGTTTAAAAAGAAAATATATCCATGGGCTTCTTGACCCTGTTAGGATGAGTCGAGAGATTTTAGATGAGGCTCAATCCAAACTTCTGGAATATGGATATGCTGGGCAATTCCTACAGAGGCCTGTTCCCTTGAGTGGTGGTATGTTCAAGATTGACAAGATACATATTGGTCTTCCTCCTTCCCACTGGCAACGACTGGTAAGGTTCTGGGATAAAGCTGGAACTGAAGGTGGGGGGGCTTATACTGTTGGAGTGTTGATGGGATTGGATAAGGAAAATCATTTGTGGGTACTGGATGTCATCCGGGGGCAGTGGGACACAGGAATGCGGGAAACCCTAATCAAGCAGACAGCCCAGATAGATGGCACCAGAGTGGAAGTGGGAATTGAGCAGGAACCGGGAAGTGGTGGAAAGGAATCGGCACAGAACACTAGTAGGAACCTGCGTGGGTTTATTGTTACAATTATCAGACCTACTGGGGACAAGGTGCTCCGGGCCAAACCTTACTCTTCCCAAGTGAATAATGAGAATGTGTATTTGGCTTCGGGAGAGTGGAATAGGACATATATCAATGAACTTGCTTTGTTTCCGAATGGGCGATATAAAGACCAGGTAGATGCTAGTAGTGGAGCTTGTACTTTGTTGACAGGCCCACGTGGACGTATAGGTGTATGGTAACTAAAGGAGTATACAATGGTGGAGAGAGTGAATAAGATAGCTGTGTTGAGAAATGCTATGGAAGGGGAAGCGGAAGATAGGGCTGTGGTGCGGGATATGGTAAGTAATGCCAGCCTGTTGCGTTCTAATCTGCTATCCAAGCTGATTGACTCCCGGAGAGATATTGATGATGAGTGTGGTTACCCCAAGAATATTACATCTGCCCAGTACAAGATGATGTTTGACCGGGAAGGGATTGCCAATAGGGTGGTGACAATCTATCCGGAAGAAACATGGGGCAGGGACCCTGAAGTGTTTGAAAATGAAAGCCCTGATGAGACGGAGTTTGAGGGGGCTTTCAAGAAGGTTGAAAAAGAATTTCAGCTGTGGAGTTATCTGGCTAAGATAGATGAAATCAGTGGGATAGGCCGGTTTGGTGTTCTGTTGTTAGGGATTGATGATGGGAAGGACCTGAAGGAGCCTGTGGAAGGGGTAGACAAGGTTGGGAAGAAGGTAGGAAATATCCAGCACAAACTCCTCTACTTGAGGGCGTTTGATGAAAGTCTGGTGACAGTGAAGGAAGTGGAAAAAGACCGCACTAACCCAAGATATAGCAAGCCCATTTCTTACTCAGTCACCTTTGATATTGAAACAGCTTCACAGGAACAGGTGGTTCACTGGAGCCGTATTATCCATATTGCTGACAACCGGCGATCCTCAGAAGTCTATGGTACGCCAAGGATGCAGGTGTTGTTCAACCGTTTGTATGACTTGAGGAAGATTGCTGGTGGTTCTGGTGAGATGTTTTGGAAAGGAGGCTTTCCCGGATATTCATTTGAGATGGCACC